CTACCCCGCCTTAATTTCTCCGTGTGGAACCACAACCCAGTCGATATGGTTCTGGGTGTAAATCTTCGTCGACTTCGCATCGCTGTGGGCCATTCGGCCTTGCGGATCGATTCCCTGTTTATCAAAAAGGTGAGCGGCCAGTGCTCTGATTTCGTGAAATGTTGGCCTTTCATCCATCTTGAGGTGATCACATAGCCCGAGACTGTCACGCAAAGATGAAAACGACCGGCTTAAATAGTCCGGGGCCACTTGCGTTGGATGAGATACCTCTTTGCTCCGTTTAACCTGGCGGTCTGGTATTCTGTGGACAACGTAAGGGCTGGCTACACTATCCCTGCTGTCGTCTATTATCCGCTTTAGCTCTTCACCAATTGGGATCGCAACGTGTGACGCTTCTTTTTTCTGCACCTTCTGCCTGTGAATGTATAGCGTTCCATAAATGCCATTTTCTGGCTGAGGCAGCCAGACGCAGCCGCAAACACCGTTTTTTGGTTTCGAGATAGAGTAGCGTATTCTGGAAACTTCCAGCCTTGCGTGCGTCGTCTGTAATGCCAGATCCATTGCAGTTCTGAGCCACGGTTCAGCTGCTCGCCTGATTGCCGTAAACTGATCCAGAGATAAACGCTGTCTTTTTTTCTCTTCTATCCTGCGCATTTTTTTGCGTGTCGCCGGGTTTTCAAACATTAGTGATTCATCGACAGCATAAGAAAATAACTTTTTCAGAAAGCTAACTTTTCTGTTTTGTACGTTTGCCGACGCATCAGCATGATATTGATTGATGTATGCGTTTACGTGCTCCAGTTCGATATCACAAGCAGGGATATTAATAAAAAATTCTTTCACACGCAGGACATCATTATTCCAGTCATCAAGAGTGCTCTGTGATGGACGTTCATCTTCAATAGCCCGCGCCATTATATGATCTACATGTTCGGCAAATGGTTTTGCTTCACCTGCAATTCCACCAGACTCTCTAATTAAATTTTCAATGGAAGGTGAGGTTGCTGGACGCATTCTCAGGTTATATTCTCGGGCTATAGCAATCGCAATAGCCCTGTCTTTACCTATATTCTTTTTCTTTCCCGTAATCAGCGTAAATTTATAAACACCGCGATCTTTATCAAAAACCAGATAGTCTGGCAGATGACGGTATTCTATTTTTCTTGGCCTTGCCGCCATGGTTAGCCCTCATTAATTAACTGGCGAACCGTGTGACTAACCATTGAGTCGACGCCCCATTTTTCTGTCTCGCAGACAAACACAGATCCATCCACGATCCTTCCCATGAGCAAACCATTTTCGACCCAACGCTTAATAGTTCGGTTGTCAGGAACAGAGTCTTTGGTAAATTCACGATTGCCCCATTGACTTGCTTTCATCAGCTTTGCCATGGCTATTTCTCCATAAAGCCCGGCTGCACCCGGGCGATAAAGTTAAATATCGTTGCTGGTGGTAGGGATCAGCTTCTGCTGGGCGGCTGCGAAATGCTCAGCGCCTTTAGCCCAGATTTCTTTGATAGTTGTCCAGGTGACAGGTACTGTGATTTCAATTCTCCCGCTGCCGTCGCAGGTTTCGCACTCATCATCACCAAAACACTCAGGGCAGTTTATGAATTTCGTTTCTGAAAACTCACCGGACAGCACACTCTTTGCGCCGTTCTCAGCGGTTAGTTTCTTCGGGACCAGCACGTAACCATCCGGAGTTACCGGAGAGTTGCCAGCCTGGAGAATAGATTTCAGCGCTGCCCTTGGCATTGCCGACCAGGCAAGAAATACGTCTGGCCTGTCGACATCTTCTGTCGGGAGAGTGTTTTCGATTTCGTCCAGCGCATCACTTAGCTTCTGAAATGCGTCGTCTGGAACAACGTGGCACTCTTCGCCATCAACATCTTGCTGACAGCTATCATCTGCGAGTTCGAATGCGGCCCCGCAAACATTGAGCAGCATTTCAATAACGCGACGGTGTTCTGCTGTTACGCAATTCTCCGGCACTACAGGCGCTGGCGGGCGGTGTATGGCTCTTCATCGAGATCGATCGGCGAGTTACATTTCGGGCAGTAACCATCACAATCCCCAATCGCGGAAACTTCAATCTCATCTCTGCAAGACCAGCACTGAACTGTTAGCGGCGCTGGCTGCGGCAACATGGCTTTGAATGCTTCGATATTGGCGTCATGTTCTGCGCGTTCTTCTGGCGTCATAGCGACAATTTCAGCGTAATAGTCGGCGCGACGTTGCAGAGCAGTCAGCAAAGTTTCTGTTTTGCAGCCTTTGCCAATGATAAGACCTGGCTTTAACTCAACGGCGCACGGAAGAGTTGCAGGCTCTACCGGCGCTGGCGGGCTACCCAACTTGGCCCGGGCCTGCCATGCTAACCATGCAGCGTTTTTCGCACCAACCCCAGCGATGGGGAGATTGTCTTCGTTATTCCATGCGTTGAATGCCGCGCGCTCGTCTATCGTCACCGGTGATGGCGGGGTGGTGTAGAGCGGGCCCGCCGCGACATCATGGCGACGCCAGCGTATATCACAGGTTCTTTCCTCATTCGGCGATGCCCAGGAAACGACATCTGCTACTGGCTCCGCCTTCCTCGCTGCAATCAACTCAGCAATCGCTTTCACAGCATCAGCGATGATGTAATTCATATTTCCGCCGTTCGAGTATTGAAGAGTACGCAGGAACGCGTCGCGCAGTTGGTGCAGTCGCTCGGTCGTAAGCGGGCCGTGCGCCGGGTGGCTGTTGCTGTCACTGCCAGCCTCAAGCGATGCCAGAGCGATTTTGAAGATAGCCGCATCAAGTTCAGCCTCTTCAACTTCTGGGTATTTTGCAGCTACTGTAAGCCGGTGCTGAAGTTTTGCTATTAACTGCTCTTTGGTGAATTGCATTATTTAAACCTCCCACACCTTTCCACAGGACAGGCATACGGCTTTGCCGTCGTCGCAATCCAAATTTACATGCCCGCACTTTGCAGGCTCTGCGGTTAGCGATGCCAGCGCGATACGCGCCAGCTCTCGAATTTCATCACCGCAGATATCTTCGATATCATCACGGCCAGAAATGTTAGAAAGCCATTAAAGGCGTTCCCTGGTAATAGTGGTCATTTTTTACCCCCTTTCGGCGCATGCCCCGGTGCGTAGCAATTCATGCGGTCTTTCGAAACTTTCCAACCAGCCAGCTTTATTTGGCGATTTACTGCTGCTTTATCATCGCCAGCGAAATCGGCATATTTCGGCCTGCATTCCTCACCGCTTTGACAGCTATCACAATCACAGTAAAGGTCAGCGCTATAGCCCTCAATGACTCCCATTTATTCCCCCTCACCGATGCCAGCGGCGCTTTCTAACAAGTCGTCTGCGGCCTGAATATCAGGATGCTCGTCATAATCTGGCAGATAGCGACGGGCGACAGCGGCGAGATTGTTTAGCACCCTGTGATAGTCTGCTATGCGCTTCTCTGCGGCATCCAAATCCTCGCCTAACTTCTGCGCCATCTGAAACCAGTTAGCTCGCTGTTCTTCTTTGGCTTCCAGCTTTGACTCCAGATGATCGATATAGAGCTTCAGAACGTCGGCGCGGTGCTTACCCCACGGCTTAATGACGTCAAGCCGCTTATCCGTCTGCACCCAATCGGTTTTATCGCTCCACTCCATGTATGCAGTGCGGAAAGACTGGAGCGCTTCCAGCTCATCCAGCAGCGCCAGCACATCGCGAGGATTAATAAACATCTGGGCATATTTAACATTGCCTTCTGCCGCTTTACGCAGCGCCTGTTTGTCGATTTTCATGCTGCACGCTCCAGTAAACTAGCGCAGCGCTCTGCAAATTCTTTGGTTGAACTAAAGTGCTGGTATGCTTGATGCCAGCGCTTAAGAGATTCTTTTCCTTGAGCCATTAATTCTTTATCGCTAAGTTTCATTGCCTCTTGCACTGTCATGCTGCACGCTCCTGTTTTTCATCATCAGTGACCAACTCGCGAATAGGTATGCGATTCATATGCATTGTGTAGCCAGTCCGTTTCTCCAGAGTCGCGTATTTCTCCAGCAGTTCAGGATGGTTCCGGGCGCCGTTCCGCAGATCGTTACGACTAGCCATAATGCAAAAAACACAGCTCAGCCGTTCATTCCCCAGTGCATAGGCATAGTGCGGCTGCTGTCCCGCATTGCGAATTGTGGCGAACACCTCTCCGGTTAAGAGTTCATGTATCGGCAACCATTCGAACCAGGTATTCACCGAATTGCTTATCCCCATCTTGCTCAATGCCTTGCGCTTAGCTCGCCCTGGCGATTCCTGGGCGCGCAGGCCGAGGCAGTTAACGATGGTTTTAAAACCATTGGCCTTTGCATACCTGCGAACCTCGCGCTGGATGGGACCGCGCTTCAGGTCACTGGTGCATTGTCGGGTGCTGGCAGACGGCCAGCTTGGAACTTCTGGGCGGTTTTCGAAGCGACGCTCTACCATCTCGAACAAGGTTTTGCTGGCCCGCGCAACGATGAACGGTACTCCGGCAGACTCTGCCTGGCCGCGAGCAAGTTCCAGCGCGCCAGGCCACTCAATAGCGCCCAGCGATGCATGTACAACGACAAGCTGACGCGCAGGGATGACATCAAGCAGCTTGATCAACATCGCCTGGCTGTCTTTTCCGCCCGAATGGTTAGAGACGAACAACGCGCCTGCATCAATCAGTGATTGGATACCAGTGCTCATTGGGCGGCTTCCTGTTTTGATTTCCGCAGCGCCTCTTTGTAACTGGCCTTTGCCGATTTTTTGGTGTCGCACCATTCGCCTTCAACATCACGACGTGGATATCCATATGCCGCATCGTATGAGCAGCGGTACATCCGGCATTTCCCATGATGGTTATATTCGACTTCTGGAAGCTGGTAGCCCAACAACCATTCACTGAATGACAGGCAGCTATCTGCATCCAGGTAATCTTCGTATCGTGTCTTTTTCTTTGGCTCAGGCAACGCAGCAATCGCCAACTCTTCGCCTTTATCTGTGACGTGATAGAGAACACCACCGCCAACGAAATCCGGCGCAGGACGAGAAGTGGCACAGCCATCAGCAACAAGTGCTTGCCACTTCGAGTTGTCCGTATGACCATCGCCAGCAAGGAAATAGTTGCGGTACGGCGTCCTGTTGCGCTCGTTGATACCCAGCGCGTGCTGCATGAGTTCAATACCAGTGCTCATTGGGCTGCTCCTTTGCGGACGTTTCGCAGAAGCTGGTTAAATATCAGCGTTAAGTTATTGCTGCATCCAAACGGCAGATCATTGACGCGGTATGTCGGTATCCCACCGCGTGCGCCAGACTTAACAATTCTCCCTGTTGCATAAAGCTGAGATAGCGCGCTGGCTACGGCTGGCGTCTTTTTACCCATCGATCTTGCGATTTCACCGCTGGTGGCGTTCGGGTGGGCCTGGAGATATTCAAATACGGTCATTGCGTTTTACCTTTACGTTCCTGTTCCAGTTTCGCTAATGATTCTGTTAATGCTGCGAACGTAGCTTCCAGTCTGGTGGCGACTTCGCGCATTAGCGCTGCGTGCTTTGGTGGCAATTCAGCAACGGAGGCAAAAGCCTCCGCTACGAGTTCTTTTACCCTCATGCGGCGCATTGACGCTGCTCCATCAACTCGTTAAAGCGATTGATGAACATGCCGTATGACTGGCCTGGACGAACTGGATTGATGATGAATAGGTCCGTCGGGACAACGCCATCGAGGCATGGCCACACGGAACCTTCGTTAATCTCAAAATCGCGGCGTTCGCTGGCGAGCATCACCAGATCGGCATATTTCACTGTTGGGTGTTGCTCCGTTGGTAGGCCAAATTTCTGGCGAATAGCAGCGTCTACGCGAGCTTCGATCACCTGGTAATCCGGTAACAGGCGCTTAAGCGGTGAGGGAATATCCTGCAGGTAGGCTTCGGCGGCATCATGAAGCAGTGCTTCTAAGGCAAACTCCTGCGGAACGAGGTGGCTGGTTAAAACGCTATGCTGGCCGACGCTGTAAAACTCAGGAAGATGCCCAGCAAAACGGCAGATATGAGACAGCGCGGTAGCAATATCCTCGATGACGATATCGTCCTGTTGGATATCGAGGTAATTAAAGTGTTTGCCGGATAATGTCTGAATGTAGCTCATGATTTTCTCCATATTGGCGCGCTGCACCGCGCAGATTTTGGTTGCACGAATCCCTCGCCGGGCGGCGATAATTAATGGAATTACGCTTCACTAATTACCCCGGTTATGGGGTAATTAAGGCTGTGCAATTACGCGCTGAATTTACCGATAAAGGTTTCGACCGGCTTACCGTCAAACTTGCCAATCAGCAGATCGCGGAATTCGTTTGCGATCGCTTCTTCCTGGGCTTCCAGTTGTACGATACGGAGGACGAAGCAAGGTTCACCGCTTTTCAGTAGGCTGTTACGCAGGCTGAATCGGCGCTCACCCAGTCCTTCATACGGGACGCATTTAAACTCGAAAGCGACAGGCATAACGTCTTTGCTGCTGGCTTCCACGCTCTGCATGAGCGATTTTTTACCGCTGAAATCTTCATCTTCGTGGTCAGATTCCTGCACATGCTTGATATTGACGCGGCGAACGGCGCCAGCGGCATGGGAAATGGACAACACGTTACCGTCAGCATCAAAGGCAGTAAGGGTATCGCTCCAGTCTTCCAGCCACTCGGCGATTTGCTTCTGGCTCAGTCGTTCACCATTGATTTGCAGCAGCGCACGGAATGGCGCAGTTTTTTTCAGGCTGATCCCTGCAACATTGTCAGCATGTCCCGGTTTATCCAGCGTGCCGATATTGAATACGGAGCGCGCTGACATGTTGTCGGCGTCAATGAAACAACGTGCTGGTGCGTCGGCGGAAGCGTAACCCATAGAGTAACGGACAAAGTCATCAATGCTGGTTGTAGTCATGGCGCCACGAAAACGGAAACGTTGGGAATTAAAGCGTTCCAGGCTTTCAATCTGTGCGTTTTCAGGAACCAAAGCTGTCGGGCATTCAGTGGCATCAATGTTGCCGATTGACAGGCCAGCGATTGCCAGCTTTTGAACTTCCTGAATAGCGTTGCCGTCTAATTGAGACATAAAAATTCCTTATTAATAGATGATCGAAGTGGTGTCAGTGAGTTTGTTGCTGCTGATCACTGAGCCGCTTTAAGCTTTCCGTCCACCGCGCCGGTGATCCCGAACAGTTGCCCCTGATCTTCCTGGAGGATGGTTAGCTTCCCGCCTTTGTTAACCCACATAGGTGTTTCGGTTGTGTCCTCTTCTGAGGCTTTACCGCGCGGTGTCGGGGTGCTGTAGTTCAGCTTGTGCTTGATCTTGACGAGCTTCTCTTCAACGGAATTCCCCATGCGCTCAAAATCAAAGGTGAGGACTACTTTGCCTTTGTTGCCGTTGTTCAGAACGCCAAGCGCGGTGGTGTTAAGTGCTGCCGCGATTTTGTTCATGAACACGCCGGCATCCAGCTCGCCCAAAAAGTCGGGCACTACGGTCATGCGGTCATTACTCATGGTTTTACCCTCGTTATGGCGGCTGCCACCGCCGAACTTTCTCCATACACAACAGAGAAGGGCACCTGCATTGGTCGGCGACTGCAATCGCCTTACTCCTGCCCGGGCGGGTTGGGTTATGAGCCCGTCGCCCGGTGATGCCCTTGTCTGTTGTGTAAAAAGGGCGGTACCGAGGTAGAACATTATCTTCGTCCCCCTTGCATAAGGTTGAAGACCCTGGTACCGCCAAGACTACACACAGCAATACTGGAACTACGGTTATCACGGTCCTAAGCGTGATTTGGTTGTGGTGGCCGGTGCTGCGATATTCCGGCATGGGTTGATTACCAGTGACGTACCCTTTCGGGACACTCCCTCACGGTTTAGCGCATCAGCCTGCGCATTCACCACAACGAAGAGAGCACTGCCGGTGTCCGAATTGAACGGACCTTTTCGTTGCCCATCACCGCCATCTGTATAGCGGTGGCAGGGATTGAACCTGCCGTTATGCCTTGCTCGTCAATGCTCTCATCGTTGTGTGCTGACCTTACAGCCAGCATGGTTGGAATGAAGACGTATCACGACTTTTCACCAACTGGGCGGGATCACCATGAAAGAGCCGCCCCTTTAGCCTTTCATGCTCCCCATCTTTCCAGGTAGTCAATGCCTCCAGTTGGGCATACAACCTTCGGTTATCGCTCCGTCGTCAGCGCCACTGTCCAGGACATTTATAAGGACCGTCTCCAAGTGGTAACTCTTCCAGTCCCGGTAAGAACCCTGCGAGATGCTTACCGTGACAGGCTGTTATTCCCCGAAAAGGCTGGCGGTAGCCGGAAATACACGGGAAAACGCCGGGCCGCCAGAACAGGGATGTAATTCTTATTGCTTTAGCCTGCTTTTAACCACATCAGGCGCGGTGGTAGGTATCTTCGGGCGGGGTGCTAAGGTGGTGATTGGCCATGCTCCCTAACACTCCTACTGGTTTTCGGTATTCCTGGCTTGGGTATTGCCACCAGCTATAGGAATTTGACTACGAGTTGCGGTTAATCAGGCCGCGCCTCTGTTACCCCTCCCGAAGATACCTGTCAGCGAATCATCCGGTCATTCATACGCCACCGGCGGCTACTTCGTGGGCGTCCTGCCTGTTCGCTGTTTCTTATGGCTAGTTGTAATGTTGCAAATCATCATAACAACTTTAAGGTGTAATTTAGTTGTGAACTATGGTTGTGTCAACAACTTTATGTGGTTTGATTGTAGGGCGTCTGAATGCAAGGATGTTCAAAAAAAGGAGGCTGTATGGAAGACAAGCTCTACGTTTTTAACTACACACAAAATAGAAATAAGCTTTTTGCCAATTTAATCAGCATCATCGATGGGATTCTTGCCGATGGACATGTACGGGACGAAGAGGTGCTATATCTTGATACTTGGCTACTTGAAGCCAACCAAACCATTAGAAATGGTGTTATCAAGAGTCTAAGCACTAGGGTCTCTAAAATACTGGCCGATGGTGTTGTTTCTGATGATGAACGTAGTGAGTTAAAACGACATCTTAATGATATACAAAGAAAAATACTTGATATACCCGATGTGGATTTATTCTCCAGTGAGTCAGATCTGCATCTGTTGAATGGTCTTTGCAAGGGTTTAATATCAGATCGAACCTTAAGTGAAGAAGAAGTGAGATACCTTGACTGGTGGTTAACGCAGAACGGGGCGCTAAAAAGTAATTACCCAGGAAAGGAGCTATACGCTTTAGTAAAAGAGATTCTGAGCGATGGGATCATCACCACTGAAGAAAGTGAAAATCTACACAAGGCGCTGGTGGATTTTACTGGTTGTGACCTTGCAAGCGGCGTCGTAGATGGGCTTTCTACTAAATTACCATTAGACAATACTGCTGAAGTTTCTGTTGAAAATAAAACATTTTGCTTAACGGGCGTTTTTTTGGCAGGAAAGAGAGCCCATGTGGAAGACCTAATTAAAAGGAATAATGGACTGATTTCCAGCGGAATCACAAAGAAAATCGATTTTCTCGTAATTGGTACACTTTCCTCGCGTGACTGGAAGTTCTCCAGTCACGGAAGGAAAATAGAAAAAGCAGTCTCATATAGAGATGATGAAGGGGCTAAGTTAAAAATCATTTCAGAAGAAATGCTTTTTGACGCTCTACCATGAACGTGAAGACCAGAATACGCGACCAATAACGTGTATTCTGGCTCTTCTTTCATCAAAGTTGAGCACTTCATCCGGGTACTCTTCTTTGTTGAAACTCCGTAGTATCAAACCACCATCTGATTGATTGATAAGCACTTTAACTCGAAGTAAGACCCCATCTCTAACAGCGTATAAATCACCATCTCTGATAGGTTTCGACTGTGACATGTCAATCGCGACATGATCCCCATTATTCAATACTGGCAAAAGGCTGTTGCCCCAAATCTTTACGATTCTTGCGTTAGCAGGACTGACCCCAGCTTTTCTAAGATCGAAACGACGAAGAGGGAACGAATCAACAACTGATTCCACAATTTCGGCTTCGCATCCATTGCCAGCAGAAAGCTCAACGTCGAGAACGGGGATGTTGGCAAATACTTCAGGATCAAGTTTGGCTTCTTCAAGTTCCTCAACTACAAAATCAGAAATAGAGCCATTCTCCTCAATTCCGAGCTGTAGCCATTTTTGGGAGACGTCTAAAGCCTTCGCTATATCTTTGATCTTTCTAGGTTGAAGCGTATCTCCATTTTCAATTTTCGCCACAGATTGTTGAGACAGGCCTATTAGCTCAGCTAACTGAGCCTGGCTCATGCCTTTCTTTTCTCTGGCTATTTTTAGTCGTTCCGCAAGTGTATTCACAACTTTATCCCCCTGTACTAGGCGAGATTACAACTTTATGTTTTAGCTTTCCAACACCTAAAAGTTGTGATAAAAGTTGTTAAGGTTGTATAATCAACGATGCCAACAACTTTTACCTCAAACCACAGGAGAAAAACTATGACACCTGAGCAGTTAGCCCTTTCAGAGGCAATTGAAACTGCTGGTGGCCAGTCTGAGTTGGCCCGGAAACTTACTGCAAGTTCCGGGAAGGAAGTTAAACAACAACAGGTATGGAACTGGCTCAACAGAGAAAAAAGGCCGCCAATAAAGCAATCTCAGCACATTGAGAGCGTTACTGGCATCCCAAAAGAAAGACTGCGTCCTGATGTTTTCCAAAAGTCTACAGATCCAGCAGCTTAATCATAACCACAGAATCAAGGGGTTAACCGTGGGTAACGAACCTATTTGGAAAGTTGAACGTCAGCCAGGCTGGCTGGTGGTAGCGATTAAAAAAACGATTACCGATCTGCCTGGTGGATATGCTGAGGCGGCGGAATGGTTGGGGGTAACAGAGAATGCGCTGTTTAACCGCCTTCGTGTGGATGGGGATCAGATCTTCCCTATGGGATGGGCAATGGTACTACAGAAAGCAGCCGGTGTTAGCTACATAGCTGATGCGTTTTCTCGCCAAACAGATAACGGGATCCATATCCCGGGTGCGGCACCAGAAACAGAGAACGAAGAGATTGGCTTAAAGCTGGCTGAGCTGGTGGGCAGGCTTGGTGACCTGGTTAACGCATATCGTCGATACATCGATGATGGTGTGGTTGATAAAGGGGAGTGGGACAGTCTGAACGAAATCGCCTACCAGTTCCGGGTAACGCTTATGACGTTTCTGAACCTGATTTCACGAGTTTATTGCCTTCCAGAAAAGAGTGACGCCCGCGAGTGTGCAGCTCCGGGCGCCTTGGCGAACAACTCTTCGAGTATGGAGAAATAATCCGCATGAGCAATTTAATCGTAAATTCTCATTTACCGCAACTCAGGATGATTTCTGTTCCGGGTTCACCGTCGTTTCGGTATGAGCGCAGAGTATCAAACCGCTGGGTTACGTGTAACCACAGTCGGGCGACCGCAATTGTGGGGGTATTTAACCGGAGGGCGGCGCAATGGTTCAGCAAATAAACGGGGTTAATGTTCCGGCACCAGCACCTTTGCTGGTTAACGGTCGCGTAACGATGAGCAGTCGAGAAATTTCTACGCTGACTGGCAAGCAACACGGTCATGTTTGCCGGGACATCGAAACAATGCTGGAGCAGCTTGGGGAACGCTCTGAAGGGTATATCCATATTTGGACACACCCACAGAATGGTCAGCAATACAGAGAGTTTCGCCTTGATCGTGAGCATACCGAATGCTTAATCACCGGATACAGTGCAGTGCTGCGGATGAAAATTATCCGTCGTCTGAGAGAGTTAGAAGAGGGGCATACGCCGCTGCCGCAGACCCTACCGGAAGCACTTCGCCTGGCTGCTGATATGGCAGAGCAGAATGCGGCGCTGGTAAGCAAGGTGCAACAGGACGCGCCAAAAGTGGCATTCGTAGAACAGTATGTAGAGGCCAGTGGTGCGAAAAGCCTGCGGGAGACCGCGAAGATCCTCAATATGCCTGAAAAGGCGATGATTGATGCTCTGGTGCGCGACAAAGTCCTTTTCCGACAGTCCGGCAATCTGCTTCCACACGCACTGCGCCAGCGTGATGGCCTGTTCACTGTAAAAACCGGTTCATCTGAGTTTGGTCATGCCTATACGCAGACCCGAGTAACGCCCCGCGGCGTCCAGTGGATAGCTGATCGCTACGCTTCAGAACTGATGAGAGGCTGATATGGAAGAGAATATTCAGCCACTTAACCAGTATTACCAGGATCACCACGGAATCATTGTCCATGTTACCGGGTACGATCACGATCGCCAGCGCGTTATTTACCGTCGCGCCGGTTATGAGTGGGAGTGCGCCGCGCCAAAAATTATTTTTCGTGCCAGATTCAAGAGGATAGACAAGTGAGCACATTGATTCAGCTTCTTGACCGTCCGATCGCATATAACCCGGCATTTGCAAAGTTAAAAGCAGGGAAAGTAAAGGCTGGCCCGGTTGCGGCAGTATTCCTTTCCCAGCTTGTTTACTGGCATAACCGAATGGATGGCGGATGGATGTATAAAACCCAGGCCGATATCTCATCAGAGACGGCGCTGACGCGTGACGAGCAGGAAACAGCGCGTAAACGCCTGGTGGCACTTGGCGTGCTGGAAGAAGACCGCCGGGGCGTACCTGCAACAATGCACTACCGCATCAATACCGAACGGCTTGAAGCGCTTCTTCTGGAGACGGCGAAGCCAGTGAAGAAGGCCAGCCAGGATAAAACCAGATTGCGGAACCTCCAGAATGTGGAAACCCCGCAATCTGGATTGGTGCAGTCCCGCAAACTGGATTGCGGTGATGCCGCAAACAAGAATGCGGAAGTTCTACAAACAAGTTCGGGGCAACCCACCGAACAAGCCTGCGGTGATCCCACAAACTTTCATACAGGAGATTACACAGAGAATACTCAGGAGACTACACAGGAGAATAACCCCTCTTGTCCGGTTCCTGTGGAACCCGACCCTGAAGTGACGATTACCGATCAGGCCATCGAGGTTTTAACCCACCTGAACCGGGTAAGCGGCTCCCGTTTCCAGAAATCAAAAACCTCTCTCGAAAATATTCGTGGGCGGCTGCGCGACGGGTACAGCGTCAGTGATTTGAAGCTGGTCATCGATCTGAAACATGAGCACTGGCATGACAACGACGAGCAATACCAGTACATGCGCCCCGAAACCCTGTTTGGGCCGAAGAAGTTCGAGGGTTATCTGCAAAGCGCCACACGCTGGGAAAGCCGGGGCAGGCCACCACGCGATGAATGGGGGAAAAAGCAGCCAGTAACTACGGCGCTTGCCCGTTCAAGTTTCCAGGGGGTTGATTATTCATTGCCAGAAAATTCGGGGTTTCGCCAATGACGACAAATAAATATTGCCAGGTGCTGGCAGAACTGCGCAACCGCAGAGCGCATTATCTGAAAGATGTTGGCGATCAATGGCGATCTCCAGATTTACTTGTCTGGGGTATCAATGCCATGTTCGGTCCGCTGGTGCTGGATCTGTTTGCAGACGATGACAATACCAAGTGCCCGGCATGGTACACAGCCGAAGATAACGCGCTGACGCATGCGGGGGTCTGGGAAGACGACAGCCAGGTTAAACGCATGCTGGTGGAATGGGGGCCCGTTGTGCCGAAAGGTCGGGTAGAGATAACAATCAGCAGATATGAACCGGCGGGTGCAGCCGCCTGATATGGAGAAAAGTATGAGCCAGTTAATCGTGAATGGTGTTGTAACAATGTCCAGCCGTGATATTGCGGATCTGGTTCAGAGTAAACACAGTGACGTGAAACGTTCGGCTGAGCGTCTTGTTGCTGCGGGAATTTTAACCGCGCCGTTGGCGCAGTTCGATTTTGAGCATAACGGTAATGTGTACCAGGAGTATCGTTTTAACAAACGCGAATCTCTGGTGATTGTTGCCAGACTTTCACCTGAATTTACCGCCGCGGTTGTCGATCGCTGGCAGGAACTGGAAGAAGGGCAGAGTGTCAGTGTTCCCCGCTCATTGCCGGAAGCGCTTCGCCTGGCTGCTGATTTAGCCGAGCAGAAAGAGCAACTGACAATCCAGCTGGCAGCCGCAGCGCCAAAAGTGGAATTTGTTGATCGTTATTGCTCTGCAAAAGGTTCCATGTCATTCCGGCAGGTAGCCAAATTGCTCAACGCAAAAGAAACTGAGTTCCGCCTGTTCCTTATTGAACGCAATATCCTGTATCGCCTCGGCGGCACACTTACCCCTATGGCGCAGCACATTTCCGCGGGAAGATTTGAAGTTAAGACGGGAACATCGAGTGCATCTAATCACGCATTCAGCCAGACGCGTTTCACTGCCAAGGGGGTACGCTGGATTGGTGGTTTGTGGGCTGAACATATTGCAGGGGGGCAGGCGGCGTGAGGGCTTTGTTAACTCCTGAAATCGCTCATCGTATGGGGGTTGTGTTGTTCCGTCCCGGTGCGGAACTGATGCATCTCTTCATGCGTGGTCGCGTACTGCTTGAGCCTGAACCAGAAGAAATGGCGTCATTGAGTACCGGGGCTGTTCCCGCAGCCATTCAGCCGCTGGCTGATGATCCGGTAATGCGGCAGGTGTTCGAGAATGAACGGGTTATTCAGCGTGCCGGTGGGCTTCCTTCCCTTGAGCAATGGTTGAGTACTCGGTTTGAATGCCAGTGGCCACATTCATCGTGGCACGACAAGAACTTCACAACAATGCGGCACCCACCAGGGTGCATTCGCCTGTGCTGGCATTGTGATCACACTTTGTCCGGGCAGCATACCGAACAGCTTGCAGGTATAGCGTCAGGAAACCTGGTATCCTGGATTCTGGAAGTCATTCGCCGTGATTCTGGTTTTCCCGAGTCGCATATCCTGACGCTACCGGAACTGTGCTGGTGGATGGTCAGGAATGATCTGGCTGATGTTATACCGGAAAGCGTCGCGCACAAGGGGTTACGGCTTCCAGATGAGAAGATCCGCTCAGTCATGAGGGAAAGCGACATTGTGCCTTCCGCTTCAGCAGCCAGCCTCGTGCAGGAGAAGGCGAAGAAGATTCTCACGCTCTCTGTTGATCCAGAGTCGCCAGAATCTTTCATGCTCAGGCCAAAACGTCGCCGCTGGGTAAATGAGACGTACACCCGCTGGGTTAAAACACAACCCTGTGAGTGTTGCCGACGGCCAGCAGATGATCCGCACCATATCGTAGGGCACGGTATGGGGGGGACAGCAACAAAAGCCCATGACCTCTTCGTGATCCCTCTGTGCAGAGAGTGCCACGACGAGTTACACGCCGATGTACCGGCATTCGAGCAGAAGCATGGTACGCAGCTTGAGCTGCTACTGCGTTTTATGGATCGGGCGCTGGCGATCGGCGTAATTGTTAAAGCATAAGTGTATGGAGTGCTGAGTATGAATCTTGAATCATTGCCGAAGTTTTATTCCCCTAAGTCACCTAAGCTGAATGACCAGACTCCGTCCACCAGCAGCGAGACGTTGACCATTACTGATGTAATGGCGGCGCAGGGTATGGTGCAGTCAATGGCCCCGCTGGGCTTTAATCTGTTTCTTGCAAAGATGGGCATACAGGCTCCGGCACCGGCGCTGGACGGTCTCCTGAATTACGCACTGGCTTTAAATAATCCGGTGCTGAAAAAACTCAGTGAAAAGGCGCGGAACGAAATACTGCCTGTGCTTGTGCAGTTTGCATATGCTGATTATTCCCGTTCGGCGGCCAGTAAATCGATATGTCCGCACTGCAAAGGATCTGGTTTCATAGAAACAGAGGTATCAACCAAAAAGGTGCAATACCCTGATGGTAAGCCACCAAAATGGGCTGCATCGACTAAAGGTCTTTGCCCGTCATACTGGGAAGAGTGGAAGGATGTTGCCGGGGTGGAAAAAGTAAAATGCCTCCATTGCGATGGTAAAGGCCTGGTGAGTACAGCCTGCAGGGGGTGCAAGGGTAAGGGGACTGTACTCGATGAGAAGCGCACCAGACTTCATGGTGTGCCAGTGATGAAAGTATGCGGTCGTTGCAATGGCAATCGTTACAGCAGACTGCCGACAACACTTGCTCGTGCGCAGATACAGCGGATTGTTCCTGATATTACTGATTATCAGTGGTACAGCGGCTACGCTGACGTGATCAACATGCTGGTTACGAAGTGCTGGCAGGAGGAAGCCTATGCAGAGGTTCAGTTACAGAAAGTGACACGTTAGCTGCGTTTTTAGACATAATCGCGTCACAATGCTTGCAATATTCAAAAAATATGGTTAGCATTTCCCCAACGATGGGCTTTGTGTATCCACCGTTAACACCTTTATAACAAACCTCGCCACGGCGGGGTTTTTTGTCATCTCAACTTGGGAAAAATTGCTCTCCCATTGAGATGAATGCTATGTATGTTCCACAGGCAAAGCAGGATAGAGACGCGATACCGCAAAATACTGCGGCTAAGTTTGTTATATTTCCCCACTTTTCCCATGATGTATCATGCTCTAAAGGAGTTTTCCCGTAGCAGAACTGCGCGACATATGTAAATCCAGAGCAAAAACCTGATGCAAGCACCCCTCCACAGAAGATGAGTAAAGCGATTGCAATACTGGCAACTGCATTTGGCTCTGATGTTTTCTCCCAAATGTTCCCCAGAAAGGCAAGTAAAGCAATGGCAGCACCACCGTTGATAATGAGGATCGCCCTAGCTGCATTCGCTCCTACTGTTATTACAGATTTGAATGATTCTATCTGAACAATAGTATTTGCTTTAAATGCCTCAACGTTTATCTGATGGCTTGCCTTAAGTGTTTCTAATTGAAAGTCATGGCTATAACCTTCATTGGTTATAAAGCCTTCGAGATATTTTAAAAGATTATTTACATCTATCTGATTGATGCCATCACCCTTGGCATTTTTGATGTCGGTTATGATTGTTTCGACTGTCTCTTTACCTGTCATAACAGTAACTCCTTTCCGAAAGATAATTAATTGTATCTAAAAGTTATTATTCTTTTCATCTTTCCCCTCAAATTTCTGAGAGGACTCACAGCAATAGAGGGGGCTAAATGTCCGATCCTGTAACTGGTTCCGGCGCGATGCTCGGAGGTGGGCTGGTGGGTTCAGTAATTTACGGAATCTTCACTCATACCGATTTTGGCGTTGTGTTTGGTGCGTTTGGTGGCGCGGTTTTCTACGTCGCAACGGCTGCAAATCTTACCCGTGGTCGTCTGGCTGCATACTTTATGACATCGTTCATTGTTGGTGTGCTTGGGGCCGGATTATTAGGCTCAAAACTCTCAGCATGGACAGGCTACAGTGATCGCCCGCTTGATGCGCTCGGCGCCGTGATTGTATCTGCCATCACTATTAAGGTGCTGACATTCATCAACAGTCAGGATTTGAACAGTCTGTTCGGTATGCTTTCGCGGCTTCGCGGAGGAGGGGGAAATGTTAAATGATCCATCAGCATTCATTAATGCAATTATCTGTGCGGTGATTGTCATTGTACTGATGTTCTACCAGCGCCGGGGAGCACGTCACCGGCCATTCATTTCGTTTCTGGCGTATCTGACCGTACTAGTTTACGCCGCCATTCCTTTGAAGTTCATTTTCGGCCTGTATAACGATTCAAACTGGCTGGTTGTGCTGGTGAATGTTCTCATCTGTGCCGCTGTGCTATGGGCGCGGGGAAACGTGGCACGTTTAATCAACATTCTTCAGAAATAAAAAAGGGAAGCGCGACATCTCCGCTTCCCTGAAAGTTCGAGGCCTGGTGTTGTTCTAATGAGGTGGAGTATCGACTTTAGTCAAACTCTGTTTCGCATTTATTACATCACACCTTGTCAGTAGTTTTTTGTCCTGCCTCAATATCGGGTTAATCACATGAATCAACAACAATTTCAGCAGGCGGCTGGTATAAGCGCCGAATTAGCTGCGCGCTGGTTTCCGCACATCGATGCGGCAATGAAAGAATTCGGCATCACTGCGCCGCTCGATCAGGCGATGTTCATCGCGCAGATGGGGCATGAGTCCGGCGGGTATGAAAAACTGGTGGAAAGCCTGAACTATGCAGCCGATCGTCTTGTTCCCGTATTCGGCAAACGTCGTATTACTGAGCAGCAGGCCGCCGCGCTCGGCAGAACGGCAACGCAACCGGCTAATCAGAAAGCGATTGCTAACCTGGTTTACGGCGGCGAGTGGGGCAAAAAGAACCTGGGCAATCAGGTTGCCGGTGACGGGTGGAAATATCGCGGGCGCGGGCTGAAGCAAATCACAGGGTTAAGCAACTATCGCAAATGCGGCATGGCGCTAAAACTGGATCTGGTCACACAGCCGGAATTGCTGGAACAGGACGAAAATGCAGCGCGTTCCGCAGCGTGGTTCTTTGCCACCAGCGGATGCCTTGTGTATTCCGGCGATGTGGAACGTATCACGATCATCATCAACGGTGGGCAGAACGGCATTAAAGACCGCCGTGAACGTTACGCCAAAGCAAAATCCGCACTGGTGTGAGGTCACATGGGACTTGAAATGATTATAGGCCTGGCTGTTGCTGTGCTGGCCGCAATTGCAGGCGCTTTTGGTCTTGGAAAGTCACGCGGAACCACTATTGCTGAGACCAAAGCGGAAATCCAGCGCACAGAAGAACGCGCGGCAGCTACTGAAGCCGTTGCAGAACGCCGGGTAGAGACAACAAAAGGAGCCAGGGATGTACAGCAGACTGTTAATCATCTTCCTGATGACGATGTTGACCGCGAGTTGCGTGAGAACTTTACCCGCAAAACATGAAGTAACGGACACGGCCTGTGACTGGGTGAATATCATCTATCTCACCGATCACGACATCGATGTGCTGGATAAGCAGACCAAGAAAGACATCCTGACGCATAACAAATCAGTGCAGGCTAACTGCAAGAAGGAGTCTGCTCGTGAACGCAGAGAACCTAAGTGAAGCGTATTACATCAATAACGAGATAAAAGAGCTACAGCGGCAGAAAAGCATTCTGGAGAGAGGTGCAGGGCTTGGGGTAACAATCCAATCTACCTATCAGGATAATGCCTTTTTGGATGCTATACGCCCGCATGCTGTGGCTGAGCTTGACCGTCGTATTGAGGAAAAGAGAGTCGTACTGGTTAATTTAGGTGTCTCCTTCTCTTAATGTGACAGGCATTACAGCAGGCATTCACTGAGTGCCTGTGATAATGCAACGCAAGGAACCAATATATGAAAAAGCTAAAAGTTACAATTGCTCATCTTGAAGAGCATTGCGATGGCATTGTTCGCGGCACACAAGTTACCTATCAAATCATCCAGGATGGGCGTGTATTAGTCGAGGACACATTATCCGGTAAAGCGAGCCACCCATTTTCTAAAACGTATGATGTTAATGCCAGTGATGCAGTTATCTCTGTAACGCATGATCGCCACGACTTGAGCTGGTTAACGATTGCAGCAGAGTTTGTTGAATAATATTTATTTTGCATTCTCAATTGCATAGCATTATCTCCGGGTACCCAAAGGAGAGAACTATGTTTGTTGCAGAAGGCTTAAAGCCTGACCTTGATAATGAGGGATGGGTTAAGGGGTGGGGAGTTGTTCGTAATTCTCCCTGGCATTTAGTTGGTGTTTATGCCACCAAAGACGTTGCTGAAACTAAAGCAGTTTCACTCGGTGCGGATTATGAAGCTCACTACGGATCACACCGACTTGATAGTGATGATTTCGTCTACGGCATGTAAGTAACAACTTCTGGCAGTCTGGCCTCGCTAATGCGGGGCTTTTTTATGCGCATAGCACGCGCACATCAGAGAGACTCATTTCAAATGAAAAGAAAATTTAATCTTGATGTTGAGATTGATGCAGACCATCCACATGCGGCAATCGCTGAATTGCAGTCTGTGGTAGCTCAGTTGCTAAGAATAAACTTTCCCGTTTCTGCGTCAGTTAGCCTCGAACATTGCGTTGGTAGCGCATCCATTGAGCTGGTTGCTGAACATAAAGCAAAGCCCCCTCAATGTGGCGATCACGTACCGTTTAGCGTTAATGGGGGCTCTGTGTTTATCAAGGACGCTTTTGTTAAGCCAGCAAGCTTCAGTGCATCAATGTCTCTTGGAGTGGAGCGGGGCGAGAAGACAATCCGCGATAAAGTGCGCGATATCGTTGCCCCCTACATGACTGGCGAAGCAACTGAATTTACCGATGAGCTGGTGGATGAAGTGATGAACCTCTTTGATAAGCCAGAGACCAGACGGTTGATTGATAGTTGTATCACGGAGTCAATCAGGCTGCACTGCCGTCCGGGTGGGCTCATCTGGCAGACGTTACGCAGATAGCGTGTTGCAAATAATATTCATTATCGTTTACGGGTCCTTTCCGGCGATCCGGTCTGTTACGGGGCGGCGTCCGCGCAGATTCTCGCTATTTATGAAAATTTTCGGGTTTTTGCCGTTTCCGTTCTTCTTCTCGCTAATTCATTGTTTTAACTGAAAACACCCCCTGAAAAGAAAGGAAGCGGTAGCCCCGGTTAATGGGGGATCAGCCTGCGGGTGTTTCCTTTCTCTGTTTTTGCGCACGGAGTGAGCTATGGAGGTCAGCAAAAAGCAGCTTTCTGAGATTTTTGGTGTCAGCGTGCGCACCATCCAGAACTGGCAGGATCAGGGAATGCCGGTTGCGCGTGGCGGCGGAAAGGGGAATGAAGTTTTGTACGATTCTGCCGCTGCTATCGAGTGGTATTCCGAGCGCGACGCGGCCATTGAGAATGAAAAATTACGGAAGGAGGTGGAGGAGCTACGCATTGCATCAGAATCCGATCTCCAGCCTGGTACGATTGAATACGAGCGTCACCGGCTTACCCGGGCACAGGCTGACGCCCAGGAACTGAAAAATGCTAAAGAGTCCGCTGAAGTGGTGGAGACCGCATTCTGCACGTTCGTGCTGTCGCGGATAGCCGGGGAAATAGCCAGTATTCTCGATGGGATTCCTCTGTCGGTTCAGCGGCGTTTCCCGGAGCTGGAAAACCGACACATTGATTTCCTGAAGAAGGATGTCATCAAAGCCATGAACAAAGCAGCTGCGCTGGATGAAATAATACCGGGGTTGCTGAGTGAATATATCGAACAGTCAGGTTAAGGGGCTGCAGCACTCTGCGCGCGCGGGGCTTCGCTCGCTGTACCGGCCGGCGCCGCAGACAGCGGTTGAGTGGGCAGATAATCATTATTATCTTCCTAAAGAGTCTGCCTACCAGGAAGGCCGCTGGCAAACCTTGCCCTTCCAGCGCGCGATAATGAATGCGATGGGAAACGACTATATCCGCGAGGTGAATGTCGTTAAATCCGCCCGTGTCGGCTATTCGAAAATGTTGCTCGGTGTCTATGCATACTTCATTGAGCATAAGCAGCGAAACTCCCTTATCTGGCTGCCAACTGACGGCGATGCTGAGAACTTCATGAAGTCTCACGTCGAGCCAACGATTCGCGATATTCCTTCATTACTGGCGCTGGCGCCGTGGTATGGCAAGAAGCATCGGGATAACACCCTCAGCATGAAGCGCTTTTCTAACGGGCGCGGGTTCTGGTGCCTGGGGGGAAAGCGGCTAAAAACTACCGTGAAAAATCGGTGGATATTGCCGGTTATGACGAGCTGGCGGCGTTTGATGAGGATATTGAGAAAGAGGGGTCACCAACATTCCTCGGTGATAAACGTATCGAAGGTTCCGTCTGGCCCAAATCAATACGTGGCTCCACGCCAAAAGTAAAAGGGACCTGCCAGATCGAGCGCGCGGCCAAAGAGTCCGAGCATTTCATGCGTTTTCATGTTGCCTGTCCGCATTGCGGTGAGGAGCAATATCTTAAATTTGGCGATAAGGAAACGCCTTTCGGGTTCAAGTGGACGCCGGGTGAACCTTCCAGCGTGTTTTATCTTTGCGAGCATAACGGCTGCGTTATCAGACAACAGGAACTGGATTTCACCGATGCCCGGTACATCTGCGACACGACGGGGATCTGGACGCGTGATGGTTTGTCCTGGTTTTCATCAAGCGGCACCGAAATCGACCCGCCGGACAGCGTGACGTTTCATATCTGGACCGCCTACAGCCCGTTCACCACATGGGTGCAGATCGTCAAGGACTGGATCAAAACGAAAGGGGATACCGGAAAGCGTAAAACCTTCGTGAACACTACGCTGGGCGAAACATGGGAGCCGAAAATCGGTGAACGGCCTGATGCCGATGTGATGGCTGAGCGCAAGGAACACTTTGATGCTTCAGTGCCGGAGCGGGTTGCTTATCTGACCGCCGGGATTGACTCCCAGCTTGACCGCTATGAAATGCGCGTCTGGGGATGGGGACCGGGTGAAGAGAGCTGGCTTATCGACAGACAAATCATCATGGGCCGCCATGATGATGAGGCGACGCTTCTCAGGGTGGATGAGGCAATCAACAAGACCTATAACCGGCGGAACGGCGTTGAAATGTCGATTTCCCGTATCTGCTGGGACATCGGTGGCATTGATCCCACGATTGTCTATAAACGCTCGAAAAAGCATGGTCTGTTCCGTGTGATCCCGATTAAAGGTGCTTCGGTTTACGGCAAGCCGGTGGCGAATATGCCGCGCAAGCGCAACAAGAACGGTGTGTATCTGACGGAAGTGGGTACTGATACCGCGAAAGAGCAGATTTACAACCGTTTCACACTGGTTGCAGAAGGCGATGACCCGTTACCTGGTGCAGTCCACTTTCCCAATAACCCGGAGATTTACGATCTGAGTGAGGCGCAGCAGCTGACCGCCGAAGAACAGGTCGAAAAATGGGTGGATGGCCGCAGGAAAATTGTCTGGGACAGCAAAAAACGCCGTAATGAGGCGCTGGATTGCTTTGTTTATGCACTTGCGGCACTGCGGATAAGTATCTCGCGCTGGCAGCTCAATCTTGATTCTCTTCTTGCCAGCCTGCTGGAGGAAGAGGACTCCCGTAAAAATAACAAAACCCTGGCGGATTACGCCCGGGCACTAGCCGGAGAAGAATAATGGCGACACAGGCCGAACTGGATGCCGCCCGCGCTGCGTTGCATGACCTTATGACAGGTAAGCGGGTGGCGACGGTGCAAAAAGACGGTCGCAGGGTGGAGTTTACGGCCACCTCTGTCAGCGACCTGAAAAAATATATTGCCGAGCTTGAATCACAGGTCGGCACCATTCAACGGCGCCGGGGACCGGCAGGGTTTTACGTATGAAAACACCAGCTTTATTAGGGCCGGATGGCAAAACCGCGCTGCGGGAATATGCCGGATATCACGGCGGTGCTGGTGGCTTTGGCGGCCAGTTGCGCGCCTGGAATCCCCCCAGCGAAAGTGCAGATGCTGCTCTGCTGCCTAACTTTTCCCGCGGAAATGCGCGCGCTGATGATCTGGTGAGAAACAATGGCTATGCGGCAAACGCCATCCAGCTTCACCAGGATCATATTGTCGGCTCGTTTTTCCGTCTGAGTCACCGACCGAGCTGGCGTTTCCTGGGGATTGGTGAAGCGGAGGCCCGCGCGTTCTCCCGTGAGGTGGAAGCCGCATGGAAAGAGTTCGCGGAAGACGACTGCTGTTGTATTGATGTGGAGCGTAAGCGCACGTTTACCATGATGATCAGGGAAGGCGTGGCGATGCATGCGTTTAACGGAGAGTTGTGCGCGCAGGCAACATGGGACAGCAGCGCATCGCGGCTTTTCCGCACCCAGTTCAAGATGGTCAGCCCGAAGCGCATCAGCAACCCGAATAATGCTGGCGATTCCCGTAACTGCCGCGCTGGCGTGAAGACAGATAACGGTGGTGCGGCACTGGGATACTACGTCAGTGAGGACGGTTATCCTGGCTGGATGCCGCAAAAGTGGACCTATATACCGCGTGAACTGCCCGGCGGTCGCCCCTCGTTTATTCACGTTTTTGAACCGATGGAGGACGGACAGACCCGCGGCGCCAATGTGTTTTACAGCGTAATGGAGCAGATGAAAATGCTCGATACGCTACAGAACACACAATTGCAGAGTGCGATCGTCAAAGCCATGTATGCGGCTACCATTGAGAGCGAGCTGGATACGCAGACTGCGATGGACTTTATTCTCGGTTCGGACAACCAGGATCAGCAGAACAAGCTGACCGGCTGGATTGGGGAAATAGCCTCGTATTATTCTGCGGCGCCGGTGCGTCTCGGCGGCTCAAGGGTTCCGCATCTGATGCCCGGTGATTCGCTGAACCTCCAGTCAGCGCAGGACACAGATAACGGTTACTCGACGTTTGAACAGTCGTTGTTGCGCTATATAGCAGCAGGGCTTGGTGTGTCGTATGAGCAGCTTTCGCGCAACTATTCCCAGATGAGTTACTCCACTGCGCGGGCCAGCGCCAACGAATCGTGGGCCTTTTTCATGGGACGCCGCAAATTCGTGGCTTCCCGCCAGGCCTGCCAGATGTTTATTTGCTGGCTGGAAGAGGCGATTGTCCGGCGGGTTGTGACGCTCCCGTCCCGGGCGCGGTTCAGTTTCCAGGAAGCCAGAAGCGCATGGGGGAACTGTGACTGGATCGGCTCTGGCCGGATGGCGATTGACGGGCTGAAGGAAGTGCAGGAAGCGGTCATGCTGATTGAGGCTGGCCTGAGCACATACGAAAAAGAGTGTGCGAAACGTGGTGAGGATTACCAGGAAATCTTTGCGCAGCAGGTACGTGAAACAATGGAGCGCCGCGCCGCCGGACTTAAACCGCCTGCATGGGCTGCCGCAGCGTTTGAATCAGGGCTGAGGAAATCAACAGAGGAGGAGAAAGATGACGCCCGAGCTGCGTAATCTCCCGCATATTGCCAGCATGGCTTTTAATGAACCGCTGATGCTTGAGCCCGCCTATGCGCGGGTTTTCTTTTGTGCGCTGGCGGGCCAGCTGGGCATCACCCGGCTGACAGACACCATTTCCGGCGTCAGCCTGGGGGCTGCACAGATGGCCGAACCACTGGCCCTGTTTGGTGATGAAGAACAGGAGCCGCGTCAGGCACGAAGTTACCAGGTAACCAACGGTATCGCTGTTCTTCCGGTATCCGGCACGCTGGTCGGCAAAACCCGTTCCCTGCAGCCGTATTCTGGCATGACCGGGTATAACGGTATTGTGGCCCGCCTGCAGCAGGCCATCAGCGATCCGGGTGTGGACGGTATTCTGCTGGATATGGATACGCCGGGCGGCATGGTGGCAGGGGCATTTGACTGTGCAGACATTATTGCCCGCGCCCGCGAAATCAAGCCTGTCTGGGCGCTGGCGAACGACATGAACTGTAGCGCCGGTCAGCTGATTGCGAGCGCAGCAACACGCAGGCTGGTTACGCAGACCGCCCGCACCGGCTCCATTGGTGTGATGATGGCGCACAGCAACTACGGGACGGCGCTCAAGACACAGGGCGTCGAAGTCACGCTTATTTACAGTGGCGATCACAAGGTTGATGGCAACCCTTACGGGAAACTTCCGCCCGGTGTCCGCGCTGATTTTCAGGCCCGAATTGATGCGACCCGGCAGATGTTTGCCGACAAGGTTGCCCTGTATACGGGCATGTCTGTCCAGGCGGTGCTGGATACCGAAGCTGCCGTATTCTCGGGCCAGGAGTCCATTGAACACGGGCTGGCCGATGAACTTGTCAATAATACCGACGCGCTCAGTGTGATGCGCGATGCACTTGATAAACGCAAAAAAATTACCCTCGGAGGAAATATGGAAGGTACTACTGCATCCGCAGCAACCACTCAACCCGCGGAAGGCGCATCTGCTGAAGCCATCAAGGCAGATAAGGCTCCGGTGACTGTTGCAGCCGCCGCACCGGCATCTGATGTGAGCGAACAGATTTCTGCCGCAATTGCCGCAGAAAACGGGCGCATCATGGGCATTCTCAACTGCGAAGAGGCAACCGGGCGCGAAGCGCAGGCACGCGCACTGGCCGAAACGCCGGGGATGACCGTTGACAGCGCCCGCCGCATTCTCGCCGCGGCGCCGCAGAACGCACAGGTTCGCACGGAAACCGAACTTGATCGCCTGATGGAGACTTCCCCGGGCGCACTGGCAGCAGGCACTCCGGCATCTGATGCCGTCAATGACTTGATGAACACACCTGTATAAGAGGCTCTCATGGCTAATACCGAAGAATTCAAACACTACCAGCCACTCGGAAACAGCGACCCGGCACATACGGCCAGCGGGCCTGGTGAACTGACCGAAGCGACTCCGGCAATGACACCGCTGATGCTCGATGCCACTTCCGGCAAACTGACCGTCTGGAACGGAACGAACGCCGGAGAGGCAACGGGCATTCTGGCAATTTCTGCCGATCAGAGCAGTGAAGAATTGACTTTCTATAAAACCGGCACCTTCCGTTATGAAGATGTGCTCTGGCCAGAAGATGTCACTGATGAAAGCAAAAAACGTAATGCTTTCGCAGGCACGGCGATCAGTATTGTTTAACTCTTAACCTGACGGTTACCACTATCACAAAGGTCGCACATGCGGCCTTTTTTAACGGGAAAAATCTATGTCAATGTATACCACTGCCCAGTTGCTGGCGGTCAACGAGAAGAAATTCAAATTCGACCCGCTGTTCCTGCGTCTCTTTTTCCGCGAAAGTTACCCGTTCACGACTGAAAAGGTGTATCTCTCGCAGATCCCCGGTCTGGTGAATATGGCGCTGTATGTCTCCCCCGTCGTGGCCGGACAGGTCATCCGTACCCGCGGCGGTTCAACCTCTGAATTTACGCCGGGCTACGTGAAGCCGAAGCATGAAGTTAACCCGCAGATGACCCTGCGCCGCCTGCCTGATGAAGATCCGCAGAATCTTGCAGATCCTGACTACCGTCGCCGCCGTATCATTCTGCAGAACATGAAGGATGAAGAGCTGGCAATCGCGCAGGTCGAAGAAAAGCAGGCCGTTGCGGCGGTGCTTGGCGGGAAGTACACCATGACCGGCGAGGCGTTTGAGCCTGTCGAGGTGGACATGGGACGCAGTGCCGGAAACAACATCATTCAGGCGGGGGCCGCAGCATGGTCTTCCCGCGACAAGGAGACGTATGACCCGACTGACGATATTGAGTCGTACGCACTTAATGCCAGCGGTGCGGTAAATATCATCGTGTTCGATCCAAAAGGGTGGGCTCTTTTCCGCTCCTTTAAGGCGGTAAAAGAGAAACTGGATACCCGCCGCGGTTCTAACTCTGAACTGGAAACCGCTCTGAAAGATCTGGGTAAAGCCGTTTCGTATAAAGGGATGTATGGCGATGTGGCGATCGTTGTTTACTCCGGCCAGTTCGTTGAAGACGACGCCAAAAAGAACTACCTGCCGGATCTGACGATGGTGCTGGGCAATACACAGGCCCGCGGTCTGCGTACTTACGGCTGCATTCAGGATGTCGATGCCCAGCGAGAGGGGATTAACGCATCTGCCCGTTATCCAAAAAACTGGGTACAGACGGGCGACCCGGCGCGTGAGTTCACCATGATCCAGTCCGCCCCGCTGATGCTGCTGGCGGACCCGGATGAATTCGTGTCGGTACAGCTGGCGTAATAACGGCCCTTCGGGGCCGTTTCCATTTATAAGGATCACTCCATGACGAAAGACGAACTGATTGCGCGCCTGAAAATGCTGGGCGCTCAGCTTAATCGTGAGGTCAGCCTGGCAGGGTCGAAAGAAGATCTGGCATTACGGGTTGCGGAACTGGAAGAAGAGCTGGATGACGACGACATCACCGTGGACGAAGACGGCGGTTCTGATATTGCTGAGGCTCCGTTGGCTGAAACGGAACAGGCCAGCGGCAGCCAGGGATTCGAAACGGGCGGGCTGGTGGCGGTAAAAACGCTGGCGACCTTGCACATTGAAGCGCTGGACGCGGTGAAAGATGTGCCGGTGGGAATTGTTAAACCCGGCGTTGTTATTCGAGTGACAGCAGAAGAAGCCCGGGAGCTGAGTGCATCGAAGCTGGTTGCTCTGACCTTCTCTTAGCGGAGTCGCTATGTCTGATTTCGACAATATCTTTGATGCTGCGATCTCCGGCGTCGATAACACCATCCTCGATGTGATGGGAACGGAAGCCAGTATCACTTCCGGCATCATGGCGGGGAGCAAAATGACAGGCGTTTTCGACGATCCTGAAAATATTGGTTACGCCGGGGCGGGAGTGCGCGTGGAAGGGACTTCACCGTCGCTCTTTGTCAAATCAGCGTCCGTCCGTCAGTTGCGTCGTATGGACACGCTGACCATCAACAGCGAAGCGTTCTGGGTTGATCGCATCAGCCCGGATGACTGCGGAAGTTGTTATGTCTGGCTGGGGCGGGGTTCACCTCCGGCAGCTAACCGGCGGCGTTAAAAGGAGGCGCAAATGTCCATAAAAGGTCTTGAGCAGGCTATTGCCAACCTGAACAGCATCAGTAAGACCGCTGTTCCGCGCGCATCGTCACAGGCGGTAAACAGAGTGGCAAATCGGGCAATCAGCCGTAGTGTCTCGGTCGTGTCGAAAGAAACGCGGGTTCCCCGCAAGCTGGTTAAAGGGCGCGCCCGACTGCGCAGGGCAACGGTGAAAAAGCCACGAGCCCTTATTCGCGTTAACCGGGGTAATCTTCCAGCCATCAAACTTGGCGTTGCCAGCGTTCGTTTATCACGGCGTAAACGGGACAAAAAAGGGGCAAACAGCGTGCTCCGGGTCGGCCCTTTCCGTTTTCCCGGAGCATTCATTCAGCAACTTAAAAACGGGCGCTGGCATGTTATGCGCAGGACTGCGAAACCGCGCTATCCGATTGAGGTTGTCAGTATCCCGCTGGCGGCCCCCCTGACAACCGCGTTTAAAAATGAGCTTCCGAAGCTTATGGAATCCGATATGCCCAACGAGTTACGGGCATCACTTAAAAACCAACTCAGGTTGATACTGACACGATGAAACACACGGATATACGCCTGGCGATTATTGAAGCTCTTGAAAACAACTTCGGTGAGGATGCGACCTTTTTTGATGGTCGGCCGGTGGTGTTTGAAGAAGAGGATTTCCCTTCTGTTGCAGTTTATCTCACGGATGCCGTATGCACCGGGGAAGAGCTGGATACCGATACCTGGCAGGCCACGCTCCATATCGAAGTCTTTCTTCCGGCTCAGGTTCCTGACTCAGAACTTGATGAATGGATGGAGTCCCGGATCTATCCGGTTATGGCGGACATACCTGCACTCGGTGATTTGATTACCGTCATGGCAACGGAAGGGTATGACTACCAGCGGGACGACGATCTGGGGCTGTGGAGTTCCGCCGACCTGAAATATTCCATTACTTACGAAATGTGAGGACATTATGCCAACACCAAACCCTCTGGAACCTGTAAAAGGTGCCGGAACCACGCTCTGGATTTATACCGGAACAGGCGATCCGTTCGGGAGTCCGGCGTCAGATGTGGACTGGACGCGCCTGGCGAAAATCAAGGATTTGACGCCAGGCGAAATGACGGCTGAGTCGTACGATGATACCTATCTCGACGATGAAGACGCCGACTGGAGCGCGACGGCGCAGGGCGAAAAGACTGCGGGTGATACCTCTTTCACACTGGCGTGGAAACCGGGTGAAGAAGGGCAGAAAGACCTGGTCTCCTGGTTCAATAATGGCGCTGTTCGTGCCTACAAGATCAAGTTTCCGAATGGCACAGTGGATGTGTTTAAAGGCTGGTGCAGTAGCCTCGGCAAGGCCATTCCGGCGAAAGAAGTGATCACCAGAACGGCGAAGATCACGAATACCGGGAAACCGAATCTGGCGGAAGAGGACAATACGCCGCCGATTGCGGTTACGGGTGTCACCCTGGATAAAACAACGGATACCGTTGCGGTCAGCGATACCACAGTACTGACTGTCGCCGTGGTGCCTGCCAGCGCCTCGGACAAATCCTTCCGCGTTTCCACGTCCGATCCTGCTGTCGCAACGGTCACCGTCAGCGGCAACACGATTACCGTAACTGGTGTGGCCGCAGGTAGCTGCCAGATTATCGTCATGACCAATGATGGTCTTTTTGTCGCTGTCTGCGAAATCACTGTTTCGTGATAACCGGGGCTTTTAGCCCCGCTCACCGGAGTAAAGCATGTTTTTAAAATCCGACCTGTACGAGCGTAACGGTAAAAGCGTCACGCTCTTCGAATTGTCCGCACTACAGCGTATTGAACACCTCGAACACCTGAAAAAAATCGAAGCAATTGAAGAAGGAGATATTCAGGCCGCGATGACCACCACTGTTCGTGAGGGGGCGTTCATTGTGGCCATGTCGCTGTGGCATGGCCACGGCCTGAAAGGGACGCTGCCGGAGGGGGCCGTGCGGGAAGTCGAACAGATTCAGGAGGAGGTGCTTGCCACATGGCCGCTTGAAGCCGTTGCAGAAGCGGAATTCCGTATCAGGCTCCTGTCCGGCATGCTGCCACCTCCTGATGAAACCAGCGATCCTGATGCAGGCGAAGAACCCGGCCCGGTCACGGCGGAAAAGCCCTCGCCAGCGAGCTGACATTTGTCATGAAGCTGGCGCGTGAGTTCGGTCGCCCCGACTGGCGCTCCATGCTCGCTGGCATGTCCTCAACGGAATATGGCGACTGGCATATTTTCTACCGGGACAATTTTTTTCATGACGTACAGCTTGACGCCCATTTCTCGGGGTTGCTCTACACCATTTCATCATTATTTTCCCTTAATCCGGATTTGACTCCTGACAGCTTCAGCATACTGACACCGGCTCCCGGCGATTTGCCGGAGGAAGAGCCGGATGATGACATGCTGATGGCAAAGGCGTCAGGAATGTCAGGAGGCGTTCGCTATGGCCCAGACGGCAGTGGGGGATCTGGTTGTTAATCTTGACGTTAACTCGTCAAGATTTAACGAGCAGATCACTCATATTAACCGGCAGTTTAAACGAACAGGTGATGCGGCTAACGATACGGAGTTACGTATCCGGCAGGCGTTCTCACGTCAGGAAATTGCGGCAAAAAAAGCTGGTCTTTCTGTGGGGCAGTACTCGAATGCGATGCGTATGCTGCCTGCACAGTTTACGGATGTCGCGACGCAGCTGGCGGGCGGGCAGAGTCCGTGGCTTATCCTTCTGCAACAGGGCGGGCAGGTTAAGGACTCATTTGGCGGGATTATTCCTACGTTCCGTGCGTTGCTGGGGTCCGTATCGCCTTTGATGGTTGGTGTCGGCGCGCTGTCCGCTGCTACTGGCGCACTTTTTTACGCGTGGTATCAGGGAGCATCCACACTTTCAGATTTCAATAAAACACTTGCTCTTTCCGGTAATTCGGCAGGGCTTACCGCTGACCGGATGCTGGTGCTGGCAAGGAACGGACAGAGCGCCGGGCTGACGTTTAACCAGACGAGCGAGGCGCTGACGGAACTGATCAACGCAGGAGTGCGCGCCGGGGCGAATTTCGATGATATGAGTCAGTCCGTTGCCCGGTTCACCCAGGCATCTGGCGTTCCTGTTGATAAAGTGGCGGCGGCATTCGGCAAACTGACAAGTGACCCGACGTCCGGCCTCATCACGATGGCGCAGCAGTTCCACAACGTTACAGCAGAGCAGATCGCGTATGTCGCGCAGTTGCAGCGTGCCGGGGATGAAGCCGCTGCGTTGCAGGCGGCAAACGATGCGGCAACCAACGGTTTCAATGAGCAGACAAAATCCCTGCGCGACAATATGGGGACAATTGAGTCGGCTGCCGATTCACTTAAGCGTGCTTTTAAATCGATGTGGGACGCGGCACTGGATATCGGGCGCCCGGATACCGCACAGGAGATGGTCCGTAAGGCAGAGGCTGCGTTTAAACGCGCGGATGAGATCTGGAATCTGCGAAAAAATGACGGCTACGTTAATGATGAGGCGCGCGCCCGGTACTGGACTGACAGGGAGACAGCCCGGCTGGCGCTGGACATGGCGCAACAGCAGGCGGGCATTGCAAAAGCGAATGAGGAAAATGCTTCCCGTGAAGCTGCTGCGGAATCTGATCGGCAGAAATACGCCGCGCAGGCGCAGTCAAATTACGCCAGAACGCAGTCCGCGCTTGAGAAGTACACTGCCAGGCAAAACGAGCTTAATAAGGCGCTGAAAGAAGGGCGTATCCTCCAGGCTGACTACAACATCAATATGTCAGCAGCGAAAAAGGAGTACGAAGATTCCCTGAAAAAACCGCCAAAAACACCGGCGGTCAGAACACAGTCCGGAGTGAGGGCAACTGATACAGGCAATGCCCTGACGCTTGAGTTGCAGTCGCAACTGAAGACCCTTCAGGATCACAAAGGCATAAATGACACAATCAGCCAGCAGCGGCAGGATCTCTGGAAGCAACAGTCACGTTTTTCAGTGCTTGAGGAAGCATCCCGTCAACGCGCCCTCACTGCTGAGGAAAAATCCTTGCTTGCAAGCAAAGATGAAGTACTGGCCCGTGCAGAAATTAACGCACGGCTTGGCGATCAGATTGTTGCACAGCAGCGCCTTAATACTCTTGCAGATCAGGCTGAAAAATTTTCTCAGCAACAGGCGGCACGGCAGGCAGGGATCGCCGCTCAGTCTCAGGGGCTCTCTGCACGTCAGGCTGAACGTGAGGTGGCGTTACAAAAACTGCGGGAGGCATATGGTACAAATCCGCAGGCTCTGCAGCAGGTGCTTACAGCGCAACAGGCTACTTATGATGCTGAAGATGCCCTGCGTTCAGACTGGCTTGCCGGGGCCAGGCAAGGCTGGGCAGAGTATCAGGATGCGGCCACGAACGTCTTTTCCTCAGTGCAGCAGATATCTCAGTCCACCTTTGGCGGGCTTGCGAATCAGCTGACACAATGGCAGACCTCCGGGAAAGCAAGTATGAAAGAATTCACGTCATCGACGCTGAAAATGATTGCATCAGTCATTAATCAACTGATGGTGGCTTATGTCATTCAGAGTGCTATGGGCTGGGTTGGTGGTGGAACAAAAGCCCCCGCGTCAGGGCAGTCGTTCGCCGTACCTTCCTATCGTCCCGCGACTTTTGATGGCGGCGGCTTTACCGGGCATGGCGGTAAATATGATCCCGCCGGCATTGTGCATCGTGGTGAATTCGTCTTCACCAAGGAGTCTACCAGTCGTATTGGTGTCGCCAACCTTTATCGTCTTATGCGTGGGTATGCCACAGGCGGGCTCGTTGGTTCCGGTAATGTGCCGGTTCCTGCACCGGGTGGTATCAGCGTTTACGCCCCGGTCAGTATCAGCCAGCAGAACGCTGGTGGAGAGGTCAGTCAGGCCAGTACGGCCGGAACGGCACGCCAGCTTCAGGGAATTATCCAGCAGGCCATCACTGATCGCCTGAAAAAGGAGGTGAGTCCGGGTGGATTACTTTACTCCAGGGGGTAACGGTGACAGATACGTTTAACTGGCGTACGCGCAAAACGGCTCAGGGGACTGAAAATGTCCGTACGCTTCAGGCTCAGTTCGGCGACGGATATAAACAGATCGCCGGGATGGGGATCAATGATAAGTCCGAAACATGGGCTCTTGACTGGACGGGTACGCGAAGTGATGCCGCGGTGCTGCGTGCGTTTCTTATGTCCCACGTCACAACATCTTTCTGGTGGACAAATCCCTGGGGAGAGAAAAAGCTCTACCGGGTGAAAGCTGATTCATTCAGTGTTTCGTTCCCTTCCGGGAAAAAGGCGACAGTGGCATTCACTTTCGAGCAGGCGTTTGCGCCTTAATTTCTCCGTCTCCGGTTAACAGCTGCCTCAGGGCAGCTTTTTTTGTGGTGAATTTATGAGCTTTACCAGTGACATACAACAGCTTGAGCCCGGCAGTCTCATTCAGCTTATTGAGATTGACGGGACTGATTTTGGTATGGACGAAATCCTTCGTTTTCATGCTCACAATATCCAGGAAGAGGGCTGGGCGTCGTTCGCTGCTGATAATCTCCCTGTCATCATCTGGCAGGGTAAGCAATATGACCCGTATCCGTATGAGCTTAAAGGAATGGAGCTTTCGAGTACGGGATCGCAGCCGACACCCACGCTTTCAGTCGGAAACGTCGGAAACTATGTGACAGCACTGTGCCTTGAGTATGACGACATGGTTAAGGCGAAAGTGAAGATCCACACCACGCTGGCAAAATACCTTGATGCGGCTAACTGGGTTAACGGCAACCAGAATGCGAGCCCGGCTGACGAGCGGGTACAGCTTTTCTATGTGAATGCGAAAACGGCAGAAACACGCGTTCAGGTTGATTTTGAATTGTGTTCACCTTTCGACATTCAGAGCCTTCAGCTACCCACCAGGCAGATCACTCCGGTCTGCACCTGGTGTCTTCGTGGCTGGTATCGCAGCGGGACTGGTTGTGACTACAACGGGACGAAGTATTTTACCAAAGATGGTACACCAACCGACGACCCGTCGAAAGATGTCTGCGGCGGGCGGCTGCGGGATTGTCAGGATCGGCATGGTCATGATGCCCCTTTGCCGTTCGGCGGCTTTCCGGCGGCTAACCTGCAGGGGAAATAATGATGCGTGAAAAACTGATGGATGCCATCCGGCAGCATGTCGCTGCGGAATATCCGAAAGAAGCCTGCGGGGTGATTATTCAGTCTGGTCGTACGCAGACGTTTATTCCCTGTCGCAATATCGCCGACAACCCGGAAGAAATGTTTACGCTTTCTCCTGAAGACAGAATGGCTGCCGGGGAGCTGGGCGACATCATTATGATTGTTCACTCACATCCTGACGTGGTGCAACTGGTGCCGTCAGAAATGGACCGCATTCAGTGTGACTGGTCCGGTATTGAATGGGGGATCATGTCGTGGCCGGACGGTGATTTTTGCACAATCTCTCCGCGGGAAGAGCGGGATTACGTCGGACGTCAGTGGGTGCTCGGCTATGCGGACTGCTGGTCGCTGATCCGGGAGTATTATCAGCGTGAGTTTACTCTCTCGCTGGGGGACTACTCTGTGCCGTACGCGTGGTGGGAAGGTGGAAAAGAACACCTGTACGACGATAACTGGCAGCAGGAGGGTTTTGTCGAGGTTGAGCCCCGTGATATGCGACCCGGCGATATTATCATGATGCGCGTTCAGGCGCCGGTCACTAACCACGCTGCGGTATATCTTGGCGACAACATCATTCTCCATCATATGTTCGGGCATCTGTCATCGCGTACGCCATATGGCAAATATTACCGTGACAGAACGGTGCGGGTGGTAAGGCATAAGGAGCTTGTGAATGCTGAAAACACTGATTCTTGACGGCAGGATGGCGAAGAAATTTGGCAAACGGCATCAGTATCACGTCGCTGATCTTCGCGAAATGCTGAGGGCGATGTGTTCACAGGTGCCGGGATTTAAAAAGTACATGTCAGAAGCGCATATGAAGGGGATTCGTTTCGCCTTTTTCAACGGGAAAAGCAATATTGGGCTGGAAGAGTTCGATATGACGCGGGGCGGCGATACCTACCGCATCATGCCCATCATTGAGGGGGCAAAAAATGCCGGGGTGCTTCAGATAGTCATCGGTGCCGTAGCGCTGGTTGCTGCTTTTTTTACCGCCGGTGCCAGTCTTGCTGCGTGGGGGGCGGCAATGAGTGCGGGTGCAATAACCGCCACAACGGTACTGACCGGCATTGGCGTTTCAATGATGCTGGGTGGCGTGGTTCAGTTACTCACCCCGCAGCCATCGTTTAATACTGGTGCTTCTTCCAGTACGGATAATAAACCCAACTATGCGTTTGGCGCGCCGGTCAATACGGTGGCTATGGGTTATCCCGTTCCTGTTCTCTACGGGGAGCGCGAAATTGGCGGGGCCATTATCAGCGCCGGTATGTATTCAGGCGATCAACAATAAGTTGACATCTATCAACCTCCGGGCGCTTCTGGCGCCCTTTTTTGTGAGTGAAATATGCGACTCCTTGAAGGTGAAACCATTATCCACGGCGCTAAAGGCGGCGGCGGTAAAGCGCATACGCCAGTAGAGCAACCTGACGATCTGCTGTCGGTGGCAAAACTGAAAATGCTGGTGGCACTGTCAGAAGGTGAAATTCAGGGTGACCTGACTGCCCAGCAGATTTTCCTCAATGACACACCGCTGGCAAATGACAGCGGTGAATACAATTTCAAAGGCGTAAAATGGGAGTACCGTAAAGGCACTCAGGATCAGACCTACATCCCCGGCATGCCGGAAGTGGATAACGAGCTTGCCGTGGGCGTAACGGTCACCACCACTGCACCCTGGACGAGGCAATTTACTAATCTGTCCCTTGATGCGATCCGCATAAAGCTGAGTCTCCCCGTTCAGTATCTGTATAAAGATAATGGCGATATGGTAGGAACAGTCACGGAATACGCTATCGACTTATCAACGGATGGCGCGGCCTGGCAGACGGTCGTGAACGGCAAATTCGATGGTAAAACCACAACAGAATACCAGCGTGATCACCGCATAGACTTACCAGGCGCTGTAACTGGCTGGTCTGTTCGGGTAAGACGTATCACGGCAGATGCCAGCGGCTCTAACTCAAAACTGGTTAATGCCTTTAAAGTCTTTTCTTTTGCAGAGGTGATAGACAGTAAACTTCGCTATCCCAATACAGCGCTGTTATATGTTGAAGTAGACAGCAGCCAGTTTAACGGCAGCGCGCCGAAAGTCACCTGCAGGCCAAAGGGTAATCTGATTAAGGTGCCGGATAATTATGATCCTGCAACGCGTACCTACTCCGGGTCGTGGTCCGGCGGTTTCAAAATGGCTTATTCAAATAACCCTGCATGGATTTTCTATGATCTGGTGCTGGATGAAATCTATGGTATGGGTACGCGCGTTGACGCATCCATGGTTGATAAGTGGGAACTGTATTCCATCGCCCAGTATTGTGATGAAAAAGTTTCAGACGGAGCAGGGGGAACCGAGCCCCGTTTTACCTGCAACGTATTCATCCAGAACCAGCAGGATGCTTATCAGGTTCTGCGCGATCTGGCTGCTGTGTTTCGCGGGATCACCTTCTGGGGTAATGAAAAAGTTTACGTTCAGGCTGATGTCCCGCAAACTGATGTTGACTGGGTTTATAACGCCTCCAATGTCATTGATGGCCTGTTCACTTATGCTGGCGGGTCTTATAAGAACCGCTACAGCTCCTGTCTTGTTTCCTGGTCCGATCCGCAGAATCACTACAGCGATACAGTCGAAGGCGTCTACGATTCAGAGCTTGTTGAGCGGTATGATGTGCGGCAGACAACGCTGACCGCAATTGGCTGCACTTCACAGAGCGAAGCACACCGGCGCGGGCGCTGGGTTCTGCTTTCAAACGCGAAGGATGGCACGGTGTCGTTTGGCGTAGGACTCGACGGGTACATTCCGTTGCCTGCGGAAATCATTGGTGTGGCTGACCCGTTCCGCGCCGGTAAGCAAAATGGTGGTCGCATCAGTGCGGTGAATGATCGCCAGGTAACACTTGATCGCGCAATTGACTATGCAGTAAACGATCGGCTGGTTGTTAACCTGCCAGACGGTAAAGCACAGACCCGGACAATCAGTGCCGTGAGCGCGGATAAAAAGACAGTAACAGTTGCCACTGCATTCAGCCAGCCGCCTGCTGCTGGTGCTGTCTGGGCAATTGACAGCGATAACCTGGCTATCCAGTATTTCCGGGTCACATCGATCGCAGCAAATGACGACAGCAACGGTGGTTTCACCATCACTGCCGTACAGCACGACCCCAATAAATACCGTTACATTGACGATGGTGTGCGCATTGAATCGCCGCCGGTTACGGTCACTCCGATTAATGTACTGGAAGCCCCGAAAAATATCGTGATTACCGAGAGTGATCATGTGTCTCAGGGGCTGTCTGTTGCAAGCCTGGATGTCTCATGGGGCAAAGTGGATGGCGCCATTCGATACATGGCGCAGTGGCGTAAGGATAATGGTGACTGGATTAATGTTCCGGTCACCAGCGCACAGGGATTCTCCGTTCAGGGCATTTATACAGGCAGTTATGATGTGCGTGTGCGGGCGCTGAACGCGCAGGAAACGTCCTCTCCATGGGGTTATGCTGATACAACATACCTTTCCGGTAAAGCCGGTAAGCCAGGAACACCGACTAACCTGATTGCATCCGATGATGTTGTCTGGAATATCGATCTGACCTGGGCCTTCCCGGACGGGGCCGGGGATACGGCGTACACTGAGTTGCAGCGTTCGACGACCGACGATCTCGCAAATCCAGAGTTGCTCACGCTGGTTCCTTATCCCGCTGCGCGCTATCAGCATGGGCCAATGCCTGCCGGTGTGCACCAGTGGTATCGTGCGCGTCTTGTCGACCGAATCGGTAACACTGGTGACTGGACGGAATGGGTCATGGGGACATCCTCCATTGATGTCAGCGACATAGCCAATGACATTCTTGAGGACATGAAGGAATCAGACACGTTCAAAGACCTGATCGAGAGTGCCGTGGACAGCAATGAAAAAATTGCTGGCATGGCTGATGACATTCAACAGCAGGCCGATGAACTGGAGCGGCAGGCGACGGAGATTCAGGAGAATGCCGACGGGCTGGCGCAGGCTGCGGTGAAAATCGATGAGATGTCGGTATCTATGGACGGTATTACCGGCGGCGTCAAAAACTCATCCATCGCCGTTATACAGAACAGCATTGCGCAGGTAACAAGCAGACGTTCACAGACAGTGACGAATGCCGGTAACAGCGCCAGCATTGATCGTGTTGACACGACAATTGCCGATGCCAGCCAGGCCGTTGCCCGCGCTTTGACGACACTGGATTCATCTGCCGGGGGTAATGTATCCAATGTGACAGATCTGGCCGAAACGCTGGCGGATTTTTCGCAGGCGTCAGCAACGAAGATCAACTCCCTGACTGTGACAGTTAACGGGCAGACTGCGGCAATTAACCAGACTGCTCAGGCGGTAGCTGATGTAAATGGCAATCTTAGTGCGATGTATAACATTAAAGTTGCTGTTGATTCCAATGGTCGCCAGTACGCAGCGGGAATGGGGATCGGGGTTGAAAACACGCCTTCCGGCATGCAGTCACAGGTACTGTTCCTTGCAGATCGGTTTGCCGTAATGACTCAGGCAGGCGGAAATGTGACATTGCCTTTTGTTATTCAGAATGGTCAGGTATTTGTCAACGACGCCTTTATTAACCATGCGTTAATCACCCTGGCAAAAATTGGTGAACTCAGATCAATTAATTATGTTGCAGGTCAGACGGGAACGATTATGAAATCAGACGGCACTCTGGAGGTGAATGGTGCAGTATCTGGACAAGGGAGGTTAAGCATTACGAATATCAGAATTGTTCAATATGACTCTCAGGGGAGGCCATTGGCAGTTATGGGGGCACCTTTATAATGCAAATGTTTATTGAAGGTACGTCCTTTGATGCCGCCAATGCGATGAGCTTCACATATGTCATAGACTTTCTGACAGTTTCTGGCACAGGAAGTAAAACCTATAACACCTCTGGCTTCGATCTTTCTGTTGTTGGAATGAATAGCACCTTAGCCCCAACAAATACGCAGAGCACTATAGACGCTTCAATATCTGGGACAACCTTAACATGGAACACGGACGTTCCTTTAAGGCTGGTTGTGACTGCTACAGCCAGGCAGGGAGCAAATAGTGGTTATTCAGGATTTGCTTTATATACTTACCCAAATAACCAGAGGACGATTAAGTTAGCACCAGACTTTACGCCATTTGTGTTGAGCGCGGTAATAAATATTGAACCTGGAGCCAGAACCGTAGATACCGGAGTGGCGGTAGGTGATGGGGTGATTATTTTTATGCGCAATAGGAATAATCAGGGTGGAGCTTGCAGTAGATCGCATTTTACTCTGCTTGAGACCGGAACTTACAAGATGCAGTTTACGGCAGCGGCAAACAATCAATTTCCTACCAGGGCTTACGTATTTTCAAGAAAGCTTCCGCCAACACCAAAGAATGGATTCTATCTTTACAAAGACGGAGTAATGGTATGGCATAGTAATTGTCTTCCGCTGGATGCCAAATTCATTAACCAGAGCTATGTAGAATCAGATTATCCATTAGCAGTAACGACAGGAATAACAAATTTTATATACATTCCACAAGACCCAACAGTTCCTGAATATGGTTTCCAGAACTATGGATGCTCTGGTGCAGGAATAGGCACCAATGGCAAGTGGAGGACGAATAACACGGAGGTTTATCAATCATTCCTGGGTAACGTAGGAATACCATTACCCAAAGGGTGGGTTGTGGGAACAAGGGTTATGTATATAGAGTGCAGTAATTACGATAATTACTACACTTATTCGCTCGGAAGCTAACCGTCACTCAGTAAGCCCGCGTTTATCACAGGTTGATGTGTCAGTGAACGATTCCTGCGGCATCCACTGCCAGGCAAAATACCCGCCAGAAAGATATTCTGTCGTTTTAAGTGGTTTTCTGATCCCAAAAACAGGTATTGACACCTTGTTTTTCATTATTACGGCCTCGTTGTAACACAACGGTGGCGTATTGCTCGCGCATCCGGCAGTTAATAATGCAGAGGATATGATTATTGCTGCTGTGTAAACCTTATTCATAAATAGCCCTTTATAGTTGGTGTAAATATTACCTGTTCATTCTATGTACAGATACTTAAAGGGCAAAATTGATTAAACAGATCAATATTCGTTAATTGATCGTTCAAAACGATCAATTATAATTTCGGAGGTAGTAATGCTATACAATACTGGAACCATTTCTGTTAGCGGTAATAACGCCACCGGCACAGGCACGAACTGGACCGCGCCAGCCAGCCAGATTCGCGTGGGTCAGACTATCATTGTGCTGTCTAACCCTGTCCAAATGTTCCAGATTACGACAATCAATAGCGCCACTTCCCTGACAGTTACGCCAGCTGCGTCACCGGCACTCAGTGGGCAGAAATACGGTATTCTGGTATCAGACAATCTGTCTGTTGACGGGCTGGCGCAGAGTATTTCCCAGTTGATTAACGAATATGATGAGAATATCAGCGCATGGGAGGCTTTTGCTTTAACGAGCGCTAACCAGGCGATCAATGTCACCATAAACGGCACACCTGTTTCTATTCCTGCCCTGGGTAAACTTGTACAGAAAGGGGTAAACGGTGCAGTTCCTGTTAACCAGGGGGGCACCGGCGCAACCACTGCTGAAGACGCTCGCACAAACCTCGGTTTGGGAACAGCATCAGTCAGGAATGAACAAGTATCAATAACAGATGCCGTTACTGACAGAGTAATGATGACGGGAAAAGCATTTGGACTTGGCTCATTGACAGGTATAGGTTCTGCAATAGGAAGTGCAGGCCCTGTTGGTTTTTATGGTTCAACAGGTGATAACTGGGGAAGCCCCGGAGGATTATCTGTAGGGTTTGGCGTGATACAAATGCCGGGAAGTAATTCAGCTTACCGGACTCAACTGGCCACAACCAACTCAGGCAAGCGTATGTTTATGAGAGCCACGCAAAATAACGTCTTTGATGCCTGGGTTGAGTTCTATTCAACAGGTAATACGACAAAGGCGAGTGACGGCACACTCAAAGCAGCTTCGCCGGTTGCCCGCATTGTCAAATCTCAGGAAGAAAACCAGCGTAAGGATGTGGATGAGGACGGATTTACCTGGTGTGGCTGTGGTACAGCAAACGAAGAGGCCGAAGGCATCAGTATTTCACGTCTCGATACCGGAGTTTATGTGCTCACCGGTTCGGTCGGCCTGGCTTCAGAAGGCTGGCAGTTGCTTCCGCCAATGGACCCCGGAGGCATGGGGGAACTGGGCATTGTCGAAGCAGAAGAGACAGAAAGCGGTGGTATCACGATCCGCCTGTTCAGGCGTAAATACATGATGACTGATGACGGCGAGATTATAAAAGCCAAAGGCGAGCCGATCGACGTCCCGGCCAGCAGCTGGATAGACATTCGTCTTGATATGCCTGAAACCAGTATCTGGAACCAGAAAAATGCGGCGCCACAGAATCTTTCAGAAGCGCCTTATCAGGAGAATCAGCCAGACGCACAGGATTAAAAGCTGGAAGTTGCCGCACCAGAGCGTATGCAAGACCCGATGCGGCCAGCTGGCGATCGTTCGATAGTGCGAATATAGAATGATTACCAGCCGCCGCAGATTGTAACTGCCCGGCATGGCTAATCAATGCTTTTAATCTGAAACTAACAACAGCCTGGTAAGCAGGGTGCCGATGAATAAAAAAACGTTCTCCAAAACTAAGCGTTAATTGCATGAAAATAAACGCAATTATGTGATGTAAAATGCAGATGGAAAACCGTCAAAAAATGAAGGTATCTGCATGAATTAGAAAAAGAAAATGTGGATTTGGTGAGCCTTTGAACTCAAAAGAGAACACCTCACTCTGAAAGTAAACGAATTATCAACGAGTACGCAGTTTTAAAATGACGTAATAGTCAGTAGAGGATCCCGGCACGGTGACCGGGATAAATCTGTGGCTGAAGAATCAGAGAAGGTTAAATTTTTCGAGAGTGGCTTTTACTTCTTTGCGTAAGCCTGTTTCGTCAAGTTCATAATCTTCCCTGTCAGTGTCTGGATTATAAAGCTCAGCTACCATGAAAAGTTCTTCACCACAATTCAGAACTTTTTTATCTTGCTCTGTAACATCGTATAGTTTCCGTCTTTCGACGCATATATCTTCAGAAAATTGAAGCGCTTTAACTTTTGAGGCCAAAAAATTTCTGGCTAGTTCAATTATCGCCATCTTGTCCATAAATCCACCGTTTCTAAATAAATTCTTCCATTATCCACATCAGGGTTTATTCCCCAACCTGACAACCACTCTCCGTTTGCTTTAAGAATAACGACATTCATAGTTCTGGGATTCAAATGTACTTTTGAACCCTTCTCTTTGCGATATGTCCCTTTTACTACCGTCGCGTTGTCAGTAAGATGAGTTGGTTAATGTTTCGCGATCGTTCTTCGTGTCGTTGACACCAAAATTATTAGCATGCTTGAGGCATTTTCTATCCAGTTGCTTACGAGTGCTGGAGTGAGACTATTTCGAAAAAACGCCACCCTGACGGATGACGTTTTGTATTGAGATGACCTATTTAATACCGTATTTTTTTTCGGTCACAAATTTAGGCTCTTTCCAGTTTGGACCTTTTTTATAGCCGCCTTTCCCATTAGATGATATATCCCCTTTTTCTCGCATATTTTTCACTAATGAAATCAGTTCAATATTTGATATACGTTTATTACCATACATAGTGCAATACCCATCTAATTGAGGGTGAGATATCCCGCTTTCTTTTCGTCCCGACAAGAATAAAACTATGTCCCGGATTTGTTCATTCTCAAACATAGGTTTAAAATCAATCATATATAACCTCTAATTTTATTCATCGCCAGCTTTTAATGCTTCTGGTGTGTATAGCAGAGAGCGATCGCTACTTAATTTGTAATCTTCCAGCGTTGCTGTATGAGTGTTATTCCATGTTGCACCATCATCATCAGGTGATACTCCATCTGGAACGCCCACAGACCTGTAACGCTCCAGCTCTCTGATTTCATGAGTATAAAAGCGTTTGTCGGTATCGGTGGGCTGTAGTTCTCCCTTCAGGATTTTTTCCAGGCGATCAATCATCACCTTATTGTCAGGAGATTCACCAAACCGACCAGTGTGCAGTTTCACTTTGTCCACGCCTGCACGGTCAATGGTTGCTGTTTTCCAGTCAAGGTTCTGAATAGGACCACCAGCTTTGTCCTTATTATACTCACGTCCGCTGTATTTGCCCTTAGCGTTTGTTTCACCATAAGGGCCACTCAACATTACGTACACCGGTTCCACGCCAGTACCTGCTGCATCCGGTCGCCAGTAGATAAAGTCCCGCAGTCCGCCAGCATCCACAGCCGGAGTGGTCGTCGTCACCAGCGTTTCCACTGGTTTTATCTCTGTTCCGGTATGAACTGGCGTCACTGGTACAGGTTTCTGATTACCAGTATTTGATGGTTTAGACGGAGCCGATGCCGGATTCACCAGAATGGTTCGTGCTGGCGCACCTGCTACTGCCGGTACCGTGATTTTATCCAGCCCGGTGGCTGCATCACGCACTGCATTCAGCACAGGTACTGCTGCCGGGATGCTGCTGTTCCCTGTTTTCAGCAACCGCATCGCCAGTTGGCCGTTATTGATTACCAGTTGTCCGCGCACCGGCAGGTTTACGCTTTTCGCACCAGGCTCAATTTTCACACCCTGACCCGCGATGTGCTGCGCGTTAAGCGCAAACATGGCTTCCAGGTCACGTCCCGGTACTTTATCACTGCCTTCACCTGCTTTCGGGCTGTGAAAGATGGCTGAAATCACATACCCGCCGGGGACAGCTTTCCCCAGGGTCTTCACGCTGTTCAGTATGGTGTTCAGAATGCTTTTTTCTGCTGCACCGGAAAGCGTCAGGCTCCCTGCGCCTGCCAGCGCCATCTGCACAGTACCCGGACTCTGGTTCAGCACCATTGCACCGGGTGCTTTCATGGCATTATTCGCACCTGTCACCATTTGCGCTGTGTATGTCGGTGCCGGTTTCACTCCGGCTTTTGCAAACAGTTCTGCCCTGGCCTTTGCTGCGGCATCAGCTTTCGCTTTGGCTTCTGCGGCTGCCTTGGCCTTTGCTGCGGCATCAGCTTTTGCTTTGGCTTCTGCGGCTGCTTTGGCTTTTGCGGCAGCATCAGCTTTTGCCTTGGCATCTGCGGCAGCCTTGGCCTTTGCAGCAATATCAGCCTTCGCTTTGTTTTCTGCATTCTGGCGCTGTTTCAGTTCATCACTGCCCATGAACTCCACCGTCGAAACATACAGTGGACTCACACCACTTTCTGCCGGAAAACGGACTATCACATCCCGGTTATGGCTGGCGGCGGTAAAACCGGATGCACCATAGGCTCCCTGCTCCAGGAACACTCCATCCGTATTTGGCTTATAGTTATACGGGAGACCCTGGAGTTTTTTATCTTTATGACGGTTTTTGACAAAAGACATATCAGGCAGACCGGGGGCAACAGAAGCCTGATAGACCCCTTTCAGGAAACGGTTAGTGCCAGGTGCCCTGTCCTTTACTGGTTTAGCATCCACCACCGGAACCGTCATGATCTTTCCCCCCATGAGAACCAGATACTGTTTCCCCCCTTTCACCATATCCGTCACTCGGCGTCTGACGTTCACTTTCCCTCCTTTTGCAGGCAGCTTACCTGCCGGAACGTCGGTCACGGCATTCAGTGGAAGGAAAGTCACCGCCCGGGATATACCTTTCTCTTTCACTGAACCGGGGTCAAGACGGGCGAACGGGATCACGGCAGGTCTGGACGGGTCGGGGAGTCCAGATTTAAGCCCTTTGTCCAGAGCATTGAGGGCGGCTGAAACAGGATGCTGTTCCCACGTCCCCTGATAAATCATCATGCTCCATCCGGGCCAGTCCCCGTCCTCAACAGTCTGATCAATTGTCAGCCTCTGTGGGATCATCCACACGGTCTGTCCCTGTACAGAGGCGACACCTCCCATGCCGTAGTCAGACCACCCGGGGCCAAGAGATGAAGGAGGAAACGGTGATCCGTCAGCCGGATTGCCTCCGGGCAGTTTTCCTTTTGATGGCCACACCACCATCGAGTCCCCGTAATCCACCCCTTCAGTGGGAACCGTCTTTTCATTATCAGACATAGAAACTCCTTGTTTTCTTTTAAAAAAACCGCGCAACTGTAAATGCATACAGTGAAGTAACCCTACGCCTGATTTTTTTTAATGCCAATAAATGAGACGCATTATCATTTATTGACGGAGCGTCCGGATGCGTGGATGGAAAGCGGTTTATTCTCTTTTCCACCGAACAGGAATGTCAGAATCGGGAAGAGGGGATTAGCGAGAGTAATGACGTCTGTCATTTAGATGGCAGGTGCCGTACTGGAGCGTATGCAGAACCATGATACCTACAACTGGCGATCATTCGATAGTGAGAATATAGAATGATTGCCAGCCGTCGTGGATTGTATCTGCCTGCCCGGCATGACGGATCAATGTGTTTTATCTGAAACTGGTATTAATGCCATGTCTTTTTACTCAGGCTGGTGATCGCTGAAATAGCATGTGCTGAATCATCAAAAAGCCGGGTCAGTACAGGAACCCACTGCCTGTTTTTGTACTCAAGCACCAGATGTCCAGGCAGGTCTTTGCTGACGATGGCAAATGTCCTGAGTTCAGGTGTTGGAACAGGGAGATCGGTGCCAGGCGGGAAATATATTCTTACCCCGGCAATAATCATGTTGTCCATGCTCATCATTCATTCACCAGCCACATATCGGCTTCTTCAAACATCTCTTCCAGCATACGGTTAAGTCGTTCTTTCTCTGTTTTCGTGCAATCGCTGTTTAATGCGTTCGCCTGCATCGGCTTAACCCTCACTTCGGCATCTGGAAAGATCCGGTGTACGCGCTTTGTCAGCTCGTTAAGAATGATGTTTCTTGCACCCGGTAGACCATCTACATTGCGTTTGTCGTAAACGAGTTCTACAAACAT